ATGGCTAAGAAGAAAAAGAAACACAAAAAGAAGAGCCATATCGACTGGATTCAAATTGTGGTTGAAATCGTCGCTGGACTCTTCACAGGGATTATCTTAATGATAATCGACAGGCTACTCAACTAGCCAATGGAGGGGCGAAAGCCCTTCCATATAATAAATATAACACACTTAGTCATTTTAAACAACATGCGTACAATTACAATCATTATTATAGCGGTCATTGTTGGATTTATTGCTGGTCGCATCTACAAAGTCTGGAGGGATAAAAATGGACGAAAAGAAAATTAGACCTCAAGATAAGTGGAATGCCAAAGCTGGATATATTAGCAAATCCTACAAGCTAAAAAAAGAAATCGTTGCCGACTTTGCCGACGCTTGTGAAAAAGCTGGTGTAAGTCAAGCTGGCCAAATCACCAAAATGATGTTGGAATTCTGTGAGCAAGTTAATAATGCTGAATAACGAAAAACAAGGCTCCCCGGTCAGAGGAGCCTTGAGTGATTATTGCTTCATAATGAGACCACCCGATGAATTAAAGTTACAATTAATCGCAACCTTACCAGTTACCATCTGCCCTTCTGCAACTTTTAATTCCTTTGTTCGTGCTGCCGGACAGAAGTAGTATGCGATACCTGCAACAACGTACAGACCTACAATCATAGCCCCTAGCACGATGCCGTTTGCATCATCATACTTAGTAGAAAGGTAAAACCATCTCTTGGCATCATAAAGCCAACCAGTAACCATCTGCCCCTCTTTATAAGTCTTTCCATCGTGGTGTTTTTTGCCCGATACCGGATTGAGATAGTACCATTTTCCGCTTGTTTTAATCCACCCGGTCATCATAAATCCATCAGCGCCAATGAAGTACCAAGCACCTTTATCAGATACCCAATCATTTACCACATACTTACCGTTCTTTTTATATTTCCACTTCTTACCGACCTGTTCCCATCCTGTCTTCTTTACTTCTTCCGTTTTAATCCCCATTGCATTTAGCAAACCTCTCGCAATCGCATCTAAATTGTTGTTAAACTTTGTGAGATCTGCATGGTTTGTAATGAAGCAGCACTCCACTAATCTGTAAGGATACCCTTTTGCCGCTGCCCTATCCGCATTAGAAAGTGCTTGGTTTACAATCTTGTTAGACCTCCCCTGAAAGTACCCTGATATAAAGTCTGCGATTGCATTGTCTATCGCGTCTGGAGTAAGCCCAGGCTTTATAATTACATGCCCGCCTCTTGCAGTGCTACTGGCTGCATCTAAATGCAATTCTACAATCTGAGTCCCTGCAGGCAAATTAAGATTAGATATAGCACCTGTTGAATAATAATCGATGCTGGTATCCCCTATCGTGACATCTGCGCCCCCCAATGCCTTCATGCGAGCTGCTAATGCCCTTATTCTTTCTGCCTCTGTAAATCCAAATCCGGAAGCACCAGAATCTACACCCCCGTGACCCGTTATAACAAATACTTTTGCCATGATAAAAATTCTCCTTCCAAAAAAGAGCACCCTCTACGGATGCTCCTGATTATCTGTTGTTTCTATTTTGCTCTCTGTCTGGTCTTGTACGTATTTAACCAGCTTAAGCAAAAACGGTGGCAATGGTGTTCCTATATCACCTATGTTCTCTAAAATGCTTATCAACTCATTACAGATTAGCCATATGGCAACTATACAAGCCACTGCAAAATCAAATGGTATGCGATATCCGGCGGTAGCCACTGCATATATGATTAGCTGGTCTAATATAGCCCCAACTACCACTAACAGCCACATACACACCTTTTTCACGATACCCTTCATACTTTTGTAGGACGATATCTTTTCGTCACGACTCGGACTCGCCCAAAGCCCAGTAACATAGTCGATTACATTACATAGGACTAACAAACATACTGGAACAAACAAAACCCCTAGCATGCTTGATACGAAAGCCAAAACACTTGTTACTAAAATCTTAATCTTATCCATTTTCTTCATTTACCTCACCTTCTTTTTCAAAAAAATAACACCCGCCTAGGTGTTGGTTAACGAGTTACATTTATGCAGTCCTTACCCATATAGCTGCCGCAATATATGGCGGTAACTGGTTTTTTGAATCCGAACTAGCGGTATGTTTATGTACAGGTACAGAATGAGTGTGTCCGGGCGTTGTATGGGTATGCCCGCTTCCAGACCCTGTCGAACTGGAAGTGAACCCTGTCCCGCCACTAACAACTAATCTACCGTTAAATGCATTACCAGGAACCCATGCTCCAGCAGTAGAGCTCTCCGTACTGGAACTCTTTACTGGTATAGTGTGGGTATGTCCAGGCATCTGTGCTGCCGTAATAGCTGTGGAGCCAGTATTACCCGCGCCGCCTGTGCCAGTATTAGCTGCAGCATTGTTGGCAACACTAATCGTATGGGAGTGTGTAGAAGAACCTCCTGTTGTGCCAGCCGCCGTTGAGCTACTCGCACCTAATAACATTCTTCCTTCGGCATACCTCGACCATGTAGTACCTGGATAACGTTCCTGAGGGTTGTATCCTGTGGTTATTTCTATTGAGCCTACTGGTGGATAATTAGTATTATTAGCACTTGAAGTTATGGCTTCGAAATATGTTCCGGTATATACCAACTGCACAATCGAGTTTACCTCTAATTGGAGCGTATTGCTTGCCGAAATTTGTGAAGCATTTTTATAGATAGGTGATGATGATACTGAGTTCATTCCCTTGACATCAAGATATATATTCACGGCTGTGTTACCCTGGGCAAAAAGTACGGTAAGTATGCTTCCAGGAAGCAAATCTATTGTTGTTGGGATATCAATTCCTTTATAAGTTGCCGTTGCCTCAGTGTAACAGATTGCATAGAATGTTTTTTCGTCCGATGGCGCTGGGTAAATGTAGGGATTATCTTCATCCGATGGTATCATCCAAGGCTCTTGCTTCCACAACTTTCTTATTGTGCTTGTTGTCGATGCCTGCTTCTGGTACACGATTATGTTGTAATACCAGTAGTCGTAACCTCGATTGGTGCCATAACTACATTTGTTCCACAAAGGGTCTGTTTTCAGCGGCGTTCCCGTCGACAAACTTCGGATGAGCCCAAATTGCTGAATATCGACCGCGTATCCCCTAGTACTGTTGTATGTATCTATTAGTATTGGTTTAGATGTCACAGACCATTTATCGTTGTACTTAAATACTATTTCGCTCCACAAGCACACATAGGGAGTAGGAATGTCATACCGGGATCCTACTGTCCATTCGGTAGGCACCGTACTCGAATTAGATGAGATACCATAATAAATTTCGATTTTTTCTAATTTGGTATTCATCACTAAACTTCGAACCAGCACCTCGCACTCCCCATATTCGCCCATTATCTCAGCGGCATACTTAATCCTCACATCTTCTATAAGTATATTCGAGGCATGTTCAGTCCACGTCAACTCTAGTTCATCACTAGTGCTAGTTTCATAGCCTTTTCTATACCACTTTAGTTTATCGACTTGACTGGTGATATCTGTTTTACCATCATATATTTTTGCCGTAAGAGTTGTCTCCCCTCTTCCGTTGTAGAATATGAGACCGTCACTAGCTTCAATTTTGTAAGTGTATCTACTTTTCCCATCGTTGACATTTGTTACTGTAACCTCATATCCCCCCGACGCTTGTTTGTAGGTGGATTCATATCGAAATACGCTCTTTTCATCTATGTGTTTAGCCTCAATAGATATACTTTTACCTGTCGCAATATATTGTCCATCTTGATACCACTCTATGGTTGCCTTATTTGTTATTTCTGTTACACCATCCAAAACCCTTGCAGTTAAAGTTGTCTTCCCTACACTGTTTTTAAACACTGTTCCGTTGCTGGATATAATCTGGTATTCATACTGCTTATTGGCAGCAATTAGTGCTTCCATGCGATTAATCAAAGATTGTGATATCTGGCTGCCAATATTTTTAAAGTTGGAAAAAGTAGTCCTGTTTTTCGATGGCGTTGTAAAGCTCTCTGTCTGTTCGGACACTCTAGCTTCAATAATTAAAATAGGGTTGAATTGATTATTTTCTATTGTTACCGTATCTCCAGGATTCGTGTCAAAATATCCATCAACCTCATATTCCACCTCTGGAACACAATTCTTTTTCAGTTCTGCTAGTGCAGCTCCGCACAAAGCAGCCTGTGAAGTATACTCTGTCTTAAATCCTTTATTAATGTACCTGTCATTTGTCGAATTAACAGAAGATGGATATCTGTTTCTAGCCTGCACTGCGAGAATTACTCCGTTTTCTAAGACGTATTCAAGGTTCCCATATTTATCATACTTGGGAGGCATATTATATCCGATTAGATATAAATCGTTTTTCCCTGTTGCCGTAATAGCAGTATACAGTTCGTCAATGCTTTCTCTCTTTGATATTGCCTTTATTTCTTTTCCAAGCCTTAATGTCACACTGGTTCTATCGATACCCATGCCCTGATTATTCTCATCGTGTTTTCGATAAACATTCATCCTATTTTCTTTCAACGAATAATCCGGATTTAGGATTGTGACAAACTCTATTTCTGCATCAAATACATTCGCAACTGAGTACAGTCGCCCCAAGGTATTCTGGTCTCCTGTCCATTCATGAGTAATGCGCTTATCAGACACCTCGTTTACATTAATCTTTAATGTTCTCTCTGGATCAAAAATTGCCACGTACTCGGCAAAACTCATAGCTTTTGGAGCCTTGTATGCACCCTGCTCCTCGTTATTTAGTTCCAAAAAGAGAGAATAAGCAGTAAGTGTTATCTTTTGCTCATTCTCTTCTGTGTTGGATATAGTCATCCAGTAGTCTTTCTTACGCCACACAAACGCCAGCTTATTACCAACCGCTAGATGCTTAATGTCATCATTTGTCTTTAAAACATCAAGAGTGAGCACACTGGCATCACCCTCGATGAATCTTGTTAATGTATCATTTGTATAATGCAATGTATCAACCGCCGAATTATCTAATACCGTCAAGGTTTGGCTATCTATACTGTCTCTCACCATTATTCTTACGTTTTCCATCACACCCATGCCTCCCTTATTTCTGCGGTTATCTTGTCGAACACACCGAACGAAGATTTAAAAAATTCCACCGTAGTTTCACCTGGTGGAATCTTAAAATATTGCGTTCCCTTCACCTCGTCATCTATTGCCGGTATCCCATTTACATAAAGTTTTGTGGTATTACCATCAATTACAAGCTCACTACCTGCTGCATATCGGTTCGGGACGTCTCGCCACTTACTTACTCCCACTTTAGTAAATTGGAAGTTCGTGGTCTCCAAATAGTGTCTCGTTATAAACGTGCTATCTAATGCCCTATCATTATGCTGTCCAATATAAAGACCTATCTTGGCACATTCCCAGCTCTTTATTTCGGGGACGGTATATGTGTATTGAACGCCCCAGTAATAAAAAGTTAGCTTATCGCCACTCTTACGTAAATCGGTTGGACCTCGAGTAATATCGAATGAGTTTTCGGTAGTCTTGCTACTCGCCGTAAACGTCCATTCTTTTACTGTACGGGGGTTATTTCCACCCACATAAAACGTGCAACGACCAGTGTTGCCTGATCGGTCATCTTTGGCAACAAAATACCCAGCTATCAATTTATCATCAGCTGTGAAAAAATCAACATTGACACATCCTGTTTGCCCCATCAGTCCCGCTTCGAACCAAAATCTGAACCATGCATAAAAATTCACTGCACCAACTTTGCCATTACTGTCCGGCGGTATAGTTTGCATTTTCATGCCACCATTCCACCAGCCACCACCAGAACCCGGGGAAGTCAAAGACAGGAACTTGCGGTTATTTGATGTAATCTCAGACAAAGTGCCGTTTGTAGATTTATTTACTTTATCCTGGGGATTCTGACCCGTATATCTTGGCCAAGAGCCTATGCCGCCATTTATCAGCCTTTCATTCGCTGTATAGGTTTGTCCATCTTTTTCATCGATTTTCCCAAACTGCATAGCCCCATGCGCGGATACAACACCTACGTAACCATTGTCCTGGTTGCCATGTTTAATTCTAAATGTAACTGGCACCTCTTCAGTACCTTCATTCTTTATTTTTACTGTCGTTTTCCCTCCGCTAGTTGTAGCTGTAAAAGACTTAATAGTCGTGGAATGTGCCAAGCCGTCCGGAACAAGCCATGTGATAGTTCCAATACCAAGAAAATTATTTTCTTCGACGTTTACGTCACCGGTTGGAATTGCTAAGTAATACTTGTCCGGTTCATCACCAAAAACCAGTTTCTTCGGTTCCTTAACATCTAATATTTTCGCAAGAGCTCTACGTTTGGCAATCAAATCATAGCGTAGTTTAAACGGCATAGAAAATTGTGCTTCTTCCTTCGTGGAAGATACAAAACTTCCACCTCTACTGTTTCCAATCTTAAGGAGCTCCACATCTCGACTTGTCCCGATACCTCGCTCAAAACCAGATATAACTGTTAAAAAATCCGATAACTCATGACCATCAAATTTTACGGATAGATTCATTATGCTTCACCCCTTACTTTTTTTCTTATATAGTCCCTTCTATCATTCGTTTGTTTAACAATTGTTGCTGTATTTCTTCCAACAACTTCGTCATTCATCTCAAGGACGTTTTCCACTACAATATATTGCGGGGACTCATTATTTTGCCTGTTGTAATAATTATTTGTTGTATTTGTCCCAACCATAGCTGACACCCTGTTTCCGAGTAACTTCTCAGCATTTAGAGCTGGCAATACAACATTTTCTGCCACTCCTGCAAGTGCAAGTTCTGGATATTTGGCATACTTATCAAACCCATCAGCCCATCCAAGCATCATGTTTTTGGCAATAAAATCACGCATCCACCGTGACGGTGAATGAATATCCATAGCCGCTTGAATAGTTGCCTTTACACGGTCGGCAATGCTTTGTGCTGCGGCAATAGCTGCGTCCCCTCCAGCACTTATTCCTCTCGCAAGTCCATAACCCGCATTTAATCCATAAGAGTAAAAGGCAGATTCTAAGCTTGATACAATAGAGGTCATGCTGCCACAACCGCTCCTTGTGGCGGATACGGAAGCGTTCATACCGTTTGAAACGGCATTTCTAAAACTATTCATCCCAGAATTTGCCACTGCCGTACTTGTAGCAAACCCAACTCTAAACGTCGTTTGCATAGTCTGCATTCCGCTATTCGTTGCTGCGTTTGCCTGTGCCATATTCGTTCTTGTTGTTGCAACAAACATTGTAAATGCCATAGCACTCACCATGTTTATATTTGCCAACCCCACTTGGAATGACATGTTTATCATAGACATCATGCTTTGGATTGTTCCTGTGAGGATTCCCTGTTGTGACAGCACACCATTATTTATACCAATGACAATATTTTGTCCCGTTAAACTGAAATCGGCTGTTGCCATAGCCAAGTTCACGGCTTGGACAACCTGGGTCATGACAGACATTCCCATAGCGCTGTAATCAGCTGCCGCCACAGCTGTGTTAATATCGGTTGTTATTTTTTGTACAACTGTAGTTCCTACTCCTTCAAATCCAGTACTCTCGGTAAATCCTTCATTTATCTTCTGTGTAACCTGTGTTCCAACAATAGCAAAGTTTGCAATGCCAATGGCTTCTACTATTGCACCTAAGATGGTTGTTACCATAGTTGTTCCAAGCATTTTCATAGATTCTTGGCTCTCTGCCATTGAAGTCTGAACCTTTTCGGTTATGCCTGTTGCAACAGTTGTTCCTATCTCAGAACTTTCAACTGCGGTAGTTGCCGCCGTCTCAAACCCCTGCACCATTTCGGTACCTGCAGTGTCAACAGCTTCTTGATTTTCTGTAACGGACGTAGCCACTTTTTCAGACACACCTTGCCCTATTCCGCTAAAATCCGCCGCTGCAACCGTTGAGGCTAATGTCTCAGGAATTGTTTTGGCCATTGCTTCAATTTCAGGTGCTAAGTCTATACCACCTATTTTTTCTTTTAATGCTACATCGGCATGATCACCAGCAAGCGAAAATTGATTTGATAATGTGGATAATTCTTCATCTGTCGCACCAACCATTGTAGCCACATGCTGAGCATATTCTGGACCTAGTTCTCTCATACGCTGCACAAACCCTTGGTCGAGTCCTAAATCTGCTGCTCTTTGTGCAAGAGTTTGTATATTTGTCGACCAGTCTAGCATTGCCTGTTGGTTAAATTGTAGGTTCTGTATCATTTCATCCATTGATTGCGCTGACTTTATCGAAATCTGGTCAAACATATCGGATGACTGTGTATACAAGTCCTGATAAGCCGATGTTATATCGTCTACAGCGCTTTTAGCACCATCTGACAATTTGTCATAGGATGAAACCATTTGCCCTGTTGTGGCATCTGTGGTTTGTTGTTGTTCAACAAGGCTTGATTCCATACGTCCTGTTAGTAGCTCGATTTCGTCACCGCTTTTTCGATACGCCTCTTGGAGTTCCGATTCTTTCTCAACTGCATCTACTTGTTGCTGCGAATAAAGTTGACGAATCTTCGAATACTCAAGTATTCCCTCTTTTTCTTCTTTGCTAATACCTTTTGTTTTCTCTTTCACCTCGTTCAATTGATTCTCGATAGCAATTTGCTCTTTCGTGGCTTCGACAAGCATTTCTTGTGCTGCCTGTGCCTCTGCTAAATCTTTCCATGCCGATATTTGTGCCCGTATTTCCCCTTCTGTTTTATTCAACGTTCCGCTTACCGAATCATAAGCTAGATTCAATCCATCTACCGAGCTGTTAAGAGTGTTTATAACACTTTGTAATTCTTCCAAACTCCCCGAGCCATTTTTCACATCTTTTGCCAACGAAACAACTTGACTTGCTAACTTGTTATACGCTTGTGACTCATTATCAATATCTGATAATTGCTCTTTTCTAGCTTTTTGATTTGACTCTGTACTTTTCAATAATTCATTTGATGAGCTGATTAGCTCCTCATGCTCTTCCCGCATCTTTCTCAAATTATCATTGTTACTCATTATCACTTTGTCTAGAGCCATTACGCCGCCCACTAAAACGGCTAACGCTGCCGCCGTAGCTATAGCAGGGTTTGCAAGCATTACATCATTCCACAAGCTTGTTGCTGCTGTTACAATGCCTATTTGCCCCGTCAAGACACCTATAAGTAATGTTTTGGTTGTGATAACTCCATTATTCGCTAGTTGCATAGCTGTGTCTCTTTCTGTTGCCTTTGTTGCAGCTGCTTGAGCTGCTGCTCTTGAGCTTAAAACAACCGTGTAGCTTCCTGTTACAAGGTCAGCAGTCATAAGTGCGCTATTAGCAATTTCAAGTGCGGTACTTACTTTTCTCACAACACTATCTATTGTCATAGCCGCCTTAAATGCGATCAGTCCAGCGGTTGCCCCTTTGATGGCTGGCGTAAGCGCAACAAATGCTTTTCCAGCAAACTCTACGCTTTTCGCCACACCCTTGAATACATCATTAATGGTTCCCTTCAAGGAATTAAGATTCTGTGCTATATTCTTTCCCGTCATTGTTGTTACCATCTTGTCAAACGCCGTAATAACATCCGTAACACCTTTTGTTACTGCGGTTTTAATGTTTTTAAAGGATGTAGCGATACCCTCAGAGTTTACTCTTGCTAGCTCTGCGAATCCTCCCATACCTTCGTTAAGCTCAACTAATTTTGCATTAAAATCACTAAATGTTATTTCTCCATCTCTCAAAGCAGCGTAAAGATCATTCTTTGCCGACTCTCCCACAAAGCCAAAGGACTCTGCAACCTTAGTAAGGGCATAAGGCATTGTCTCTAACAACGTCTTCCACGACTGCATATCAACCTTCCCGGATGATAACATCTGCACATATTGGGTTAATCCACGACTTGCATCAACTGATGATGCACCAGAAGCCAAGAAAGCATTGTTTAGAGCTATTGTTGTATCTGTGGCACTTTCCAAATCTCCTGTGATGAGGGCGAGGTTTTGAGCTGATGCCACCACTTCATCTAGGGATGTTGGAAGTCCGTCTATGCCATCTGAAAGCTTGTTAATCGCATTCTTAGCATCCAAAGCAGAATATCCTAAGTTTTGCATCATCTTTGGGAATCGGTTCATGGTATCAAATCTTGATATCGCCCCATCCAAGGAGCTTTTAAGAATTTCTAAGCCCTTAGCCGCCGCTTTTGCTGCCAAGAGTGATACAGTCATAGTCTTTATGCCCGAATTAGCTTTCTGTGCCGAACCGTCTAGCCCATTGAATGAGTTTGAGATTTCGTTTACACTACGAGAAGCATCTTTGTCATCTACATTAATGACTATTTTTACTTTTCCATCCGCCATTTACTCACCTTCTTCCTCTTCCGGTAATCTGTATATTTCCTTTAGTTTCGCCATCCGGGTATGTTCCTTTTCATTTTTGCTCGGCTTTTTCCAAGTCCGGATTGACACCACCTGGGAAAACTTTGTATTACTTGGTAGTCCCGATAAAAGGGCTTGAAATTTTGTCCATGACAGTTTCCCTTGCTCTTCAATCAAATCAATCCCGTAAGCTTGCATAAAAGAGGCGTAGATAAACTCGGCATCATGTTTTAAAGAGTAGTTCCGTTCTTCAGGGTCTTTCATTTGTGGTAATTCATTCCCTGCAATGTCGTACTTGATTTCTTCCTTACCTTTGCCGATAAAAAGCTCAATAAGCTGATTAAACACCTTGTTCAGCTCATTAAAATCCCTTTCAAGGAGTTCATCACCGTCTAAATCCCCCAGGAACATTTGCAAGCCGATAATGACCTTATAAGCTGGCTCTACCATGACATCGTTTAGCATGTCGATAAGCCTTATTACATTGTCAAAAGAATCATCTACCGGATATATCTTTCCATCTATCTCAATATCTGTTTCTGGTTTATAAGCAAGTGAAAACAATACAATCACCTACTTTGTCAGATACTTTGATGCAATAGCTTTCATTGGGTCTTCGGTAATCTCCTTTTTGATGCCTAAGCACAACTCAAAAAAGTAAAACGCAATATTTGTCACTGACGGAATTAGTTCGTAGATTTTGTCATAGGCACCTTCTTCCAACATGGAATCAAGAGCGTCTTTAAGCAGCTTTCCTAATGCGTCTATCTTTTCTGGCGTTGCTTCCTCATTGGCTTCTTCCGTTTCATCGAAAAGCTCATGATATGTTTTTTGATATCCGTTTAGTTTTTTATAAAACTCCTTGATATGCTCATCCGACTTATCAAACTTGAATTTCAGCTCCCCAATCTCCACATCTATATAAGGTTTTTCCATTAAAATCTTAATTGCCATTGTTTTTCCTCCTAAAAAGAGCGATAAGGTCTCTCTCCCTACCGCTCCTATCTTCTTATGCTCCTGTGTTTGTTTCCTCTGGGATTTGGTCATAGTTCAAAATGCAACCAAATGCTTCGTACTCAGACGCTTCACCGGAACCGGCTTTAATTTCCGATACGGTCGCAACTCCAATTGCTGTTACTCCGTCTGTCTGTACTACCTTGTGCCATACCTTACGGTCGTCTCCAAGTTTTCTCTTCATTCCTGCAATTAATTTCTGTGCAGGGTCTTCTGGATCATAAGTTCCTTCTACTGTCCATTTCTCAGAAACTGATGTAACATCTGTAGATGGGGTTCCGTCTCCAGCGTAATCCGCATAGTCATCTGATGCCTCATCGGTATCATCTGAAATGTTAGTAATCCATTTGGCCAGCTCTAAATAAGCTTCATCTGCCGGTTTTGTTTCTGCGTTCGTGTAAGGTGCGATAAAGTGACCCCTTAGGGCATTCTTTTTTCTACTCATTGTTTTCCTCCTGTTGTTAAGTTCGCTTGAAAATCCAATAAAAAAACGAACCAACCTTGTTCATCTGCATCGTTGATGAATGGCTTGCTCGTTATGTTTAAATCATTGAATTCAAACTGTTTACTTTCTAAAGTTTCCATTGTTTCTAAAAAATCAGCCACAAGCCAAAGACAGGTGTCTATTTTCCCTGCATCTTTAGACTTCATAGCAATTTCGCAATTTAGTTCAATATCCTTTGCCCCATCCATATAGGTTTGAGCTTTTTGTCCGCCTGGAAGCGGATAGAGTACCATGCATTCCGTGGGACCAAGATACCCTTTACGGATTGGCAAAGGAAGGTTCGGAATCTGATTAATCGACTCCACTAATTTGTCCATAAAATCCATTTAAAATCCTGCTCCTTTCAAGAATGCTTGCTCCCATTTTTTCATATACAGTCCTTTCGCTTTTAAATCCCAACGTGGACCAGTACCAAGTGTTGAGTAACCTTTCTTAAGCAATTTGGGGTTATTCTTGAGTGCCCAAAAGATAAACTTACGTTGCTTATCTGTAAGTTTCTTCTTTCTTCCGCCCTTAGGACCGTAAAACTGAATACCTGCATACTCAGTACTCCATATCAACTCACTACCATCTCCAGACACGCGTCCAGTTTGCCGTAAGGTGTTTGACTTTTTCGGCACAAATTGATTCATGTCTGCAAGCATCTGATTCGCCATTGCATATTGTCCACGTTTAAAATTACCCCTGGATAGCTTTTTTGATACACCATCCAAATCAATGCTAATTGATACACCCATTAGACCACTTCCAATTCATAAGAATATAGCTCTTTAGTGTAAGGCTCGTAGATAGGTACTACCTTCGTTAGGATGTGTTCTTTTTCATCAAAGATGATTTTTGACATCTCCTTAAACCCCGGCATAGGTGTTGACATACCAGTGTAACAAAAGATTACCGCATTGTAGAGCAGGTGCCTACCTGTACCATCGAAGGTATACCGAGATTCCCGGTCAATACGACACACTTGAATATCGACCGGCTCTGCATAAATTGTTTCTCCCCAAGAAGCTTCCCCCTGTACCTCACAATACTGAAAAGCATCAATCAGAAATTCTTCTGGTGGTTTTGGTGCACTCATCTCATCACCCCCCGGTATAATAAACCAGTACCCTCTAAATATAGCATCACATCCTCAGCCAAAAGTTCTTTTGACTCATTTTTACCTCCGGCATTGTATCGGCTCCCAAGAGATACTGATGTCCGGCCAGCGGAAAAGCTCTGAGGCATCTTATTGATAGCCTCATAAGTGTCTCCGCCCATTTCAACAAAATAGAGAATCTGAGCGCATAGAGCCTTCTTGAACTGAGTTGAGCGAAATCGATTATCCTGTATGATATCATTGAAGTGGTAAAAGTTCCGGGTCAGATTATCAAGAACAGACTGTGCCTTAGGTAAGAATCTATCAAAAACAGGTTCTTCTACTTCATCTCGGTTTGTCAGCTTTTTGAACTCTTCATAGGTCAAATACATGGTCATTCCTCCTAAGGAAGAGAATACTACTTGCCTTCCTCTTCTTTATCTCCTCTTGTAAGGGTTTTTGTCTCCTTTTTTACATTTTTGGTGTCGGGTTCTTTGGGTTGTTCCGGTTCCTTGAGCGGTTCCGAAATCTCTTCAATCAGAGGGACTCCCTGGAGATTCTTACTTGTTGACAGTATCTCCAACCGCTCCTTCGTCACTTTAAGGCCTTCCCGGGGGAATGTATCCCCCTCATCATACTTGTGACCTTTATCTTCAATATCTGTAAACATTTTAACTACTCTATACATATCCTACCTCCTACGCTCCTGTGAATAGTACCTTAGATACTGCCTTTTTGTTGTCATCAAGAATAAATTCTCCGGCTTTACCTGCTCCCTGAAGAGCGACACCGTCAAAGTCCTCGGATTCAATTGTACGTGCAGTATTGATGCCGGTAAATGCCTTACCTACTCCAGTGATGTATGCATAAGCAACTTCCCCTGTCTGCATAAGTTCATCCGGCATCTCTTCGATTAAGAACCCTTTAAATTTAACAACACCATTCTCATCAATATTGGCTGTGGAATGTTTACTGGTTGTCATAAGCGGGTGATCTACAATAGCATTGTAGAGATCGGCATTTACCTTTGCTGCCTTTGTGCCAATCGCCTGAATATTTACATAGTACTTAGACAGCTCATTGAAGAGTGTCAGTACTGCCTCCGGTGTGTACGCCGCCAAATTAATAGACTTTCCTGCCGCATTGGAAATAAACTTTCCGTGCTGTGCATTGAATTTTTGAACCTTTGCTTGTGCCTGAAGATCCAGTCTATCTGCAACAGCTGCATTAAAGTCATTATTTACCGTGTGTCGATCAATTCCTTCGTGGAATACCCACTCCCAGGTATAAGGTACCGGTGTATCCTGATAGATAATTTCTTTTCTCTCTCCAAAACGGGTGGATTTCCCTGTTCCGGATCCGAAACCTACATTCGCATCTTTGATATATGCGTTTCCCACCACGACAGGAATGTCAGAGGTTTTTACATAAAATGCAGTATCATTGTGCTGCACTCCATCAAGTGCTTCAATCCCACCTCCAAAAAAGTCTGCAAAATATGCTTGCTTCTTAAAAACTGCCGATAACAGCTGCTTAAATTGCTTTTGATAACTACGTGCTGCTTTGTTCTGATTGTGTGTTGACATAATAAATTCTCCTTTTTCTTATTCGTATTTTGCGAGTTTCGCTTCAAACGGATCATTAGGTGTTGAATTTCCACCTGTTGGATTTCCCTTATGAACGATTTGTGGGGGTACAACCTCTGGCTCAATAGATTCCTCGTGTTGGAATAAGAAAGCTTTGTTTTCTTTCAATCCATTTAATTGTTCCTCGAATCCTTGGAGTTTCCCGTCTACGAGCTTTACCGTATCTTTGTCAATCTGACCCAATACGATATCCGCATCTAAGGCTTTTGCATCCTTAATAGCCAGCCTTAAAGCATAGTCCATGTCCTTTGCCGTCAATGCCTCTTGGTAGGTCTTTTCAGACTCATTAAACTTTTCTTGCAGCGTTTCAAGCTGTTTCGTAAGTTCTTCGTTCCCTTTGGCTGCTTCCTTTAGGGCGTTTAGCTCCGTTTGATTAGTTTGTAACTGTTCTTCCAGTTGCTCTTTTTGACCTTTGAGTTTCTCGTATCTTTCTCCAAGCTTTTCCTCATTTGCCAGATAAAATTTATTCTCAGGCATGCCACTGACAATCGCTTCTGCTTGTTCCTCAGATAACCCTTGTTTCAATAGATACTCTTTAAATGTCATATTTCTTCCTCCTATACGCTTTTTACGTGGTTGCATCACCTTAGTTTGTTGTTATCCCATTTATTACGCCCTGGATAAAGGAGGGCATAAGAAAAAGCCCCATAAGAGGCTTTTGTATATAAAAATAGCACCTAACCAGATTTGATTAAGTGCTAGATTTATTCAATTATGTCGATTTCTTTAATGTCTGAAACAAATACCAGTTCTAATGGGTATTGCTTCGGTGGTTTAAAGGGTAGATGCTGACATTTTTCATACACAAGTAGTGCGTCTCCTTCGTCATTATCTATTTCTAGTTCGCATTCATCCACTAAGCCTGTGATTACGGTTCCATCATTTTTGATTATCTGAACGATATGATTTTCGTAATCATATACATTTATGTTTTTTGGCATTTACTCCCTCCAATCTTTTTGCCTTGTCGGTGCAATGTGACAACCTGTTTTTGACAGGTGTATAGTTCCCCTAGTTGTCTTATAAGCCTTGTTGGTTTTCTGGTCAACGTAATACCCGATTTCTTCTGCAAAATCTGCTTTAATGCGTTGTTTCGTGGCATTCTGCAACGCAACATGAGTGTCTATAAGTATCTGTGCTTTTTCTTGGCTTATGGTCAAGTAACCAGGTGCACCACCTGCCTTTGTCTTTTTCTCAAAATAGTCCTCATACTCCTTCGTGCCTTGAATATGTCTGTTGAATTTTTCGGGATTTATCTTTGTTCTCATTATAGCACTATTTTCATGGTCTTTCACCAGCAAATCTAAAGGAGTAAAGACTTTTTCACGGCTTAAATCTCTGTACAACCACTTATTGCTTTCCACAAGCTCTCTCATGCGGTTATTGGTCGCTTTTATGGATTTATTCCATCGTTTCACACTTTCCTTGTCTCCCATTTCATCCGCAACCATCTTACGCTTTTTAAGGTCTATCAGTCTGCGTTCTAACCTCCGTTGTTCGGTTCGTTTCTTGGCAACTTCGGCATTCTCCTTTAAATCATACTTTGGCTGGTTATTGGTGTTTACACCGGGAATAAACGGTATCCATGCATGTTGGCAGTTACACCCTCTATGTCCTCCCGGTGCGCCGTAGTCAGCTCCCCAATATGGGTCATACAAGCTCCGGTATTCTGAACCTTCTGGCAATTGCTCTATGGGTCTTATATCCACAACATTTCCTTGGATAAGGCTACATGCAAGTCTTGCCCCCATGTGACTTGTTACAACTACTGTATGGACGCCATAGTCAGCCATACGCTCGGTTCTTATCGTGTTGTAAGTATTGGCTAGGGTAGAGTCTAAAACTGTCTGTACGTAACGTTCTAGGCTCCAGGCATGACCTCCCTTGTCTATAAAGGTGCTTCGTATCCCTTTCTGTGCTAATTCAACCACTGCTCTTTCAAGGGCTTCTGTCCTTGTGTACATACCGGTATTAAAAGCTGCCTGTGTCCGGTTTAGGACTCCTGTGTAAGCCTTGGTCGCTGTACTCCCATACTCATAGTTAGTGCTAATTAATGTTTGATTGACATAATTATTAATCTCACTCCAACACTGCTTTGCATACCCTCTCATTACTTGGTCTACATTGTTGGGATAAGGTTGGTTGTCATAAGGCATACTGCTATCAATCTCAACAACAAAAGAATGGCCGGCAACCTCAAACATCCTGTTTATCTCTTCCTCTGCGATGTCTGTTACCTTGGCAATCTCTTTTGCCACATCCTTGTTAAACAGATGCAAGTCTTTTAATGCCTTTGCATGCCATTCTCTTATATCTGTATGGTCATTGTTTAAGCGCTCAACAATCAGCCGGATAATTTCCCCAGTCAGTGACTCATATAATTCTGCCATCTGCCATGTCCATATATCCATTTGGTGCGGGGTAATTTTCATTATTCACCACTCCCGTATATTTTCTCATGATCCTTTTCTTCAATTTCCTTGTAGTCCAAGCCAGAACGCTCATGTTGTATGTTGTTGTACCAGGTCTTGGCCTCTTTATCCGTAAGACCAAACTGACGCTTTATGGCTTCTACGATTGGCATCATGTCACCTTGTACCGCCTTAAGGTTATAATCAAGCTGTGCTTCTTTGCTTACGAATACGCCATCGTCAAAATCAATGCTCACATCTCCTGGGTCTTTTGCATATAATCCGTAAGCCCTTGCAAGCTCAAATATCGTGATAACAAGCTCTTTAAGTGCATCCTCTATGATAAGCACATTGTCCGAACGAGTTGAAAAGGTCTCAGTGTTATCACTAATTACCTCTGTCGCTGTCTTTATAGTTTCACCATCAAAGGAAAATGTACCGACACTAAATCCCGTCTGCATCTCAAAAATACGAAGAAGAAAGTTAATACTCTCTATGTACTCAGTTGCCCTTAATGATGGTGCAAATGCATCAATAAACGGCTCATCTGTCTTTAACCTTTGGTAAATATCGGTCTTACTGTCAAACCTTTGTATGGGATTGCCTTTTGTATCATACCGGACCGTAAAAAAGTGATCTGATGCAAGAATCTTGGAAGCTGCCTTATCAATTTCCCACATAAACTGGTCGTACTTATCATTTATATCCAATAGTTGCTTTTTACCATTGTCAATAATCCCTGCTCCTAGTGGGCTGTTTAGATTCGCGTTGTTTTTACCTGCAAGTCTTATGTAAACAAATAAAGGACGTGAAAAGCCTTTTAGGATTACTGATGCTTCTAAGTCTGCATATTTGTCAAGAGCGGTAAGGGGAACGCGAATACCAACTTTTCCTTTGTCCTCAGAGCGATAAAGCTCGTTTGATATCACATAAGCATCCTCCACCCACTCATGAAACTCTAATAGGGTATAATAAATCGTCTTTTTGTCTTCCACCATCTGTGTAACTGTCGAGATAGCCGCCTCTGATATATCGTTTGTATTTGACTCCAAGGGGAAAAAGCTATCTGCATGGCAATAAGCAATCTTAATTTGATTCCCGTCCACGTATGGACGTAATACAAGGCCACTAATTGCATATCCTGCTTCCAGTTCGTCCCCGAAGTTCTTTCTAAATTTATTTGTCCGGAATACATTTTCAAGGAATTCATTTGCGTTATCTTCATCTGCCTTTATTTCGCAACCTTCGTTGAATATCAGTTTTGACATTTTCCGGGCAGCTATCTTGGCAACATTAAGAGAATGATAGTCTCTCTCCTCCTGCTTTCCCTCACTGGATAGGTAATAAACCTTTCCGAACTGTTGCGTATATATTCTCTTATTCTCTAATATCCTCTCATATTCGTCTTTTGGCATTGCAATCTTAGGATGGTCTAAGATACTGCCTAAACTATCCACTAATCCCATTTTTGCACCACCCTTTCGAAATAAATTTTTGATTCTCTCAAACACATCTTATCCTCCTACACTAGGTATGTTTTGGTAAAGTAATTAACTCCATACCGCAATTCATCACAAGCATGGTTGTTTTTATCCACCGGGATTCCATTAGCTGTCCTTACGTACATCCCCATTTCTTTTATGAGATTGTAATGATCATAGGTATCCTCAATATCGTACAAAAAAAGAACGCCCTTCGTTAATGCGTTCTGTACTCTCTCAATTCCAACTTCTATTTTTAATCCATTGCTGGATATCTTATCACTGCTATTATTATCAGCCTTATCTGTCATGATGCCAAGCAGGTGCAACTCCTCACGTAATGACTTACACGCCGGGTCTACAAAAAAATTATTCCAGTGCGGAAAATCCGACCAACGTTCTTTACACCATTCTATAAATATTTTTATCTCTTTAGCATAAATCGACATAGCCTTTACATTTCCTGTCTCTGTTCCACTGTGATAATAATTCGCCAGTCGATACAGTAAATATCCTCCATCTTCTATACTGTAGGTTACTACCCAATAAGCACAGGTGGTTGCATCTCCCTGCCCACCGTCCGCGGTAAAGAATGTTTCTATCACATTCCCCTTAATTGATCGTGTAAGATGTTTTTTTTCAGAGAACATGGCATAAATTACACCTTCCGGCATTCTCCGTTTTCCATACCAGTCCCGATCTAGCAAGTATTCACTTGCAGATAATTCTGCCTTAAGCTCTGCTTTTCGTTCCGGTGTGAGAATTGGATTATCATGTGGTCTCCAATGCCTGAACCTATATGTTCTTGCATCCTCAAATCTTTTTAGCAGCTCCAGATTCGGATGATTCGGTGCCGGCGGGTTCTGCTCTCCCAGGTGATATCTTTGCTTTGCAGCAAAGGTACGTCGGAAGCACTCATTTATAAAATCAGGATGCAATAAGTTAAACTCTAAAAAAGTAACTGTGCCAAGAGACATACCTGTAACCGCTCCAACACTGTTTACTTTGCCGCCCCCTTTATAATAAATCTTCTTTTCTCCATTAGGCGCATGTATCAAAAGATGATCTCCATGCTCGTCATGTTTTATATCTGCACATCCGGAAAAGATATGCACCAATCCAAAACCGTCACCATCCATAAACATACGATAAGCCTGCTCTTGATTATATGCCGTCACAAGATGATTCTGATCCGGAGACCGTAAATAGATCGCTGCCATCTTAAATATATCAGCAGTTGTCTTTCCTGATCTAGGCGTTCCTTCGTTTAATTCAAAAGTAATCCCTTTAATACTCTGCCGGATATTTTCCTGTTGTTTTGCGCTAAAAGCAATCACTGATTATCACCACCTTGCTCAGAACCATCACCGCCACTCATTACATTATTCAATGCTTCCAATAACTCAAAAGACTTATTGTCTGCGGTTAGTTTGTCCGCAGTATTCTTTGCAACCGTTGCATCCGCTTTCAACTTCTTAATTCTTGCCTTCTGCTCTTTCGTAGCCAGTCCCCAATTCTTGTTCAACATCTCGTCGTACTGCTTTATCAGGTTCCTAAGTTCTGCCTGTGCCTTTGCCTGAGCTTGCAAAAAGCTACCCTGCTT